AAGCACCAGTTATAAAAAAGAAAAAGAAAAAAGTAACTAAAAAGAAAAAATAATGGGACAAGGCGTTAGTAGAAAAGGAGATAGCCTTTCAACAGGTCATATTTGTGCAACAACTTCAACACTTGCAACACCAGGTCAAAGCACGGTGAAGGCTAATGGTAAACTTATAGCAAGAGTGACCGACCCAACTGTGGCACATCCTTTTCCACCTTCACCTGCCTGTGCTAATCATACTGCAGCTGTAAATGCAGGAAGTAAGAAACGAGTATTTTGTGAAGGTAAGTTAGTTGCTCGAATAACTGATAGCACAGATTTAGGTGCCTTAACTAGTGGGTCTGAAAACGTAATTGCAGGATAACGGTATAAATATACCAAAGGAGAGATTATAAATGTCAAGATATGACGCTACACAAACAAACAATAGTTTAAGAAGTGCTAGAATATATAAGGATTTAGATTTAGATTTTCAAATTAATTCTGCTACAAAAGATATTCAAACACTAACTGATATTGAATCTGTAAAAAGAAGTGTGCGTAATCTTATCAAACTTAATCACTATGAAAAACCTTTTAGACCTGAAATAGGGTCAAATTTAAGAGCGATGTTATTTGAAAATATTACTCCACAAATTAATCATGCTATTTCAAAACAGATAGATTTATTAATTAGAAATTATGAACCAAGATGTAGATTGGTTCAACTTAATGTTCAACCAGATGTAGATAGAAATGGGTACAGAGCTTCAATATCATTTTTTGTAATTAATCATCCAGAGAGAGTTGAAGTAGAAACATTTTTAGAAAGACTAAGATAATATGGCAACTAAATTACAAATATCAGAATTAGATTTTGATGGTATAAAATCAAATCTAAAAAACTTTTTATCACAACAAGATGAGTTTAGAGATTATGACTTTGAAGGTTCTGGTATGTCAGTTCTTTTAGATTTAATGGCATACAATACACATTATCTTGGATACAATGCTAATATGTTAGCAAATGAAATGTTTTTAGATAGTGCTGATTTAAGAGCAAGTGTAGTATCAAAAGCAAAACAAGTTGGTTATACACCTACAAGTTCAACATCAGCAGACGCTGTTGTAGATGTGGTAGTAAATGACGCTACAGGATCTTCTCTTACCATGACAAGAGGAACTAAATTTACAACAACTGTAAATAGTATCTCTTATTCTTTTGTAAATAATGCTGAGTTAAGTATCACACCTTCAGATGGTGTTTATAAATTTAGTAATGTATCATTAAATGAAGGAACACTTTTAAATTTTAAATACACTGCTAATTCTTCAGACACAGATCAAAGATTTATTATACCAAATAATAATGTAGATACAACTACACTAACAGTTAAAGTTCAAGAATCTTCTTCCGATGCTACAACAAATACATATACACTAGCAACAGGTATCACAACATTAGATTCAACATCTAAAGTTTATTTTTTACAAGAAGTAGAAAATGGTAGATATGAAATTTATTTTGGTGATGGTGTTTTAGGAAAATCAATCGCTGATGGTAATATTATAATTATGGATTATATTGTTTGTAATAGAGGTGCACCAAATGGTGCTACAACTTTTACACTATCAGGAACACTTGGTGGATTTTCAGATGCTACAGTTACAACAATTTCTAATGCAACAAACGGGTCAGGACCAGAATCTATTGAATCAATTAAATATAATGCACCTAGAGATTATACATCTCAGGATAGAGCAGTTACAGCTGATGACTATAAAGTTCTTGTTAAAAGTTTATATGCAAATGCTCAGTCAGTTCAAGTTTATGGTGGCGAAGATGCTGCTACACCAGAGTATGGTAAAGTTTTTATTTCTATCAAAGCTAAATCAGGAAGTAATCTAACAGAATCTACAAAAGCAAGTATCGTTACCAGTCTTAAACAATACGCTGTTGCTTCTATTAGACCTACAATTATTGATCCAGAGATAACTTATCTTACACTCAATACAAATTTCAAATATGATTCTACTGCAACTACAAAGGGGGCTAGTACACTTGAAACTAATGTTTTAAATACTATTACAAATTATGGTGCAAACACACTAGAAAATTTTACAGGTGTTTTTAGACACTCTAAGTTATTAGAAAATATTAACAATGCTGATACATCTATTTTAAGTAATATCACAACTGTTAAGATGTATAAAACAATTACACCAACATTAAGTTCAGCATTAAAATATACAGTATCATTCAATAATGCGTTTTATAATCCACATAGTGGTCACAACGCAAGTGGCGGTGGTGTTGTATCGTCAACTGGTTTTAAAATTAATGATGACAGCTCTACTAACGAACATTTTTTAGATGACGATGGTGCTGGTAATTTAAGAGTTTATTATTTAAGTGGCACTACAAGAATATACACAGATTCAACTTTTGGTACTGTAAACTATTCAACTGGTGAGGTAGTTTTAACATCAGCAAATATTACAAGCATTTCAAACATAGATGGTGCTGCTAGCACTTTATTTAGGGTGTTTGCTATTCCAAATTCTAATGACATTGTTCCTGTTCGAAATCAGGTTTTAGAAATAGATACAGCAAATTCAACTGTAAGTGCTGATATAGATACTGTTGAAAGTGGCTCTTCTCAGGCAGGAACAACTTATACAACAACTAGTAGTTATTCATCATACTAATGGATAACAATGACAGACTTTAAAAAAACAAATAAGAAAAAATTATCAAATCTTGTAAGGGAACAATTACCTAGCTTTGTTCTTGAAGATCATCCTAAATTTGCTGAATTTGTATCTTCTTACTATCTTTTTTTAGAATCTGCTGAGATACAAATATCTTCTTTTACCTCAGTTGATAATATACTTTTAGAAAGTGAAGGAACTACCAACAGTTTTGTTTTATTAGATAGAACAGATACTTTTGGTTTAGACGCAGGAGATAAAGTAGTATCTGAAGAACTTTCATTCTCTGGAACATTTCAAAAGAAAGAAATTATTACTGGTTCAACATCTGGTGCTACTGCAACTATTCTCTCTGAAGATTTTTCAAATTCAAAATATATAATATCTGCAAACAATGGTTTTATTACAGGTGAAACTGTAACTGGTGCTACATCAGGTGCAACTGGTGTAGTTGGTAAATATCGTGCAAATCCAATCGAGAATATTCAACAACTTTTAAATTACTCTGATCCAGATCATACGATATCTGACTTCTTAACACAAATGAAGGAAGAGTTTCTAAAAACTATTCCAACAGATACAGACGCTAGTTTAGATAGAAGAAAATTAATTAAAAATATTAAATCATTATATCGTGCAAAAGGAACAGATAAAGCTCATCAAACATTTTTTAGAATGTTATTTGATGAACCATCTGAAGTTTATAAACCTGCTGATGATATGTTACGAGTATCAGGTGGTCAGTTTTCAAGTAATACTTTTATTCGTTGTACTCAAACTGCAACACAGGCAGTTAATAATCCAATATTTTTAATTGGTCAAGAAATAAAACAAAATAATAATCCTGCTGACGCCACTATCAATGAAGCAACGGCTATCGTAGAAAATATTACAAGATTCCAAGAGGGCTCTATTGTAGTAACTGAAATAGAAATCAATGATGAAACAACAACTGGTACTTTTGTTAATGGAGAAATAATTGAAGGAGTAAGTAATCAAGATATAGACACAGTAATAAAACTTACAGTAAGTCAAGCAGTTTCTACTACATCTATAACAGATGATGGTGGTACACTTACAGTTGGTGATGAAGCAACAATATCAGGTGGTGCTGGAACTGGTGCTCGTATTCAAGTTCAAGATTTATCAGGTGCTGGTGTTGATGAAGTTATTGTTAATGCAGCTGGAACAGGATATGAAACTGGTGATACAATCACATTTAGTTCTGGCACAGCTGAAGCAAAAGTAGCTGTAGTCGGTGGTGGTATCGCACCAGAATCAGGAAGTATTGCTGTTCATGTAGAATTAGAAACAGGCACGATAACAGGTGGTGGTTCTGGTGATTTACAATTAGAAGATGCTGCTGATGGTACAACTGGTAAATTTTTAGATTCTAGTTCACACGAAACAGACACAGAAATAAAAATAGAATTAGAAAATGAAGTAGGACATTTACTAACTGAAGAAGATGATAATCAAGTATCAGATACATTTTTCTTATTAAATCAAAATTCATCGCCTAATACATTTTATAGTTTTGAAGAAACAGATCATGTTATTTTAGAAAATGAAACTGCTTCTGAGGGTTTCATTGGAGATAAAATAGTTCAAGAAAATGCAACTGGTGATGGTGATATTACAGACATTAGAATGATTGCAAGTGGTGGTGGATATACCTCATTACCAACAGCAACGATCACAATAGGAAAAAGATTTATAGGATTAGAGGCAGTTACAAATAAACGAAGAATGGCTGTCATAGAGTTAGAGGATAGTCCTGCTACAAATGGTGAACCTAATCATTTAGAATTACAAAGAAACACAGGTAACATTTTAGACGAGGAAGATAGTTTAGTTACTATCGAAAGTGATGGTACAGGTGCTGGTCGAATAGAATTAGAGACTGGTGGTTTTATACTTAATGAAACTTTTGATGGTGCAAATGCAACTGTAATACCTTATGGTATTGATATTGGTAGAGCAACATCACTAAACATAGTTGAACATGGTATTGATTTTACATCAGCACCAACTCTTGCCTTTCCTAAATATGCTATTGTTAAATCAGTTTCTGGTACTGTGGCTGAAGATGAAACATTTACAAGTAATGTGAGTGGTGCAACAGGAACAGTGGTTAGTTTATCTGCGCCTCTTTTAAAATATACAGCAACAACAAGTGAATTAGAAGTAGGCGATACTGTTACATTCTCTGGTGGTGAAACTGCTGTTGTCGTAAAGACAAATAATTTAACAGCAACAGCTTCAATAGATACAAGAGTTGCAACAGCAGGTAGATATATCTCAGAGGATGGTCATCTATCAGAAACAACTAAAAAAATACAAGATAGTTTATATTATCAAGATTTCTCTTATGTTATAAAAGTATCAGAGGCGATAGACAAATGGCGAGATTCCATTAAGAAGGCAGTTCACCCTTCTGGTTTCTATGTAACTGGAGAAGTGAATATCGCCACAAGATTAGACGCACAAGTCAAACAACCAGTTGGTGCTTCACTATCTTCTGGATTATTCTCTGGCACAGTTGATAGTCCTATCTACATGAGATTGAACACACTATTCTCTACATTGTTTGATAGAAGAACAGGTGTTGGTTTACGAAGCATGAGTAATGGTGTTGAGTTAGATGGTAAAACTAAACTATCATCAGCTGTCGCAAGAGCGGGTATTGCAATTGAACCACAAAATGATTATAGAGATCCAACAACAAATACAGAAAAAGCTGTAAACTTGTCACCTGAAACTACAATGGAACTAGAACAAAGAAATAGAAATAGTTTTTATAGTTTAAATAGTGAACCATTTACTTTAGAAGATGGCACAGGTTTCTTAGCAAAAGAAGATGTTGGATTTGTAGTAGATGAATTTGGATATACAGTAAGAGGTGTGGGTATAAGTAATGGTTTTGCATACGCAGGTCCAAGACAAAGAAATTTGAGAGCACCTTTTCAAAGATATGCCCATAATAATGGTATATTATTAGAGGGTCATACTGAAACAGGAAACTCTAATATTAGATTAGAAAACGAATCAGGTGTAATTACAAGTGAATTTGGCATATCTGCAAGTACAACAATAGCAGATTGGGCACAATTAAGATTTTCAGGAACATTGAACGAGAATGTTGACGGAGAAACTATGAGATTAAAAGATTTAGAAGGAACTAATAGTGATTTAGATCATAGAAATAATTTTGCGTTTCCTACTGACATCACCCAAGAGCCTTCGTAAACTCTTATAAATAATATGAAAGAACACTTAATTAATGGGAAATTAAAATGGCAGCAATAATTACAAACAAATTCAGAATAAATAATGCCGAGCAGTTCGTTGAATCATTTAGTGAAACTGCTGCTACGACTTATTATCTATTCGTAGGAAGATCACATTCTTGGGCGACTGATACTGACGGTCAAGGCAGATCAATTAACGAAGGAACAGATGCTTCTCCACCTACACCTAATGACGATATTACTTCAGAGTTTTATAACTATGATGATATGTTAGGTGCTAAACTACTAACTTCAAGTGATGTGTCTCATGTAATACCAAGAAGAAACTGGACAACAGGCACAACTTACGATATGTATGAACACAACATTAGTTCATCAAACGCCGCTAATAGTGGTGCAACAAATTTATTCGATTCAAACTTTTTCGTAATGAACAGCTCTTTTGCTGTTTACAAAGTTATTGAAAACGATGGTGCTACTGCTTCAACAGTAGAACCAACTTCTACATCAAACTCAATCTTTGAAACATCTGATGGATATAGATGGAAGTTTATGTATTCTTTAACCTCATCTGAAACTTTAAACTTTATGTCAACTGACTTCATTCATGTATCAACAGATTCTACCGTATCAGCTGCTGCCGTTGATGGTGCGTTAGACACAATTTTAGTTGTTGCTGGTGGATCAGGATTTAACACATCTTCAGGTTCAACTATTTCTGCAATCCCAATTCGTGGTGATGGTTCAAGTGGTGTTGCCTCAGTAACAATTAGTTCTGGTGCTATTGCAACTGCAACTGTTACAACTGCAGGAACAGGATATACTTTTGCATATATACGAGA